GTCCATTGGTAGGAATGGGGGTTGATGGCAAGAGCTACGGGACATCCGACGGGGTCGGACATGAGGTTCTCAGCCAAGAGACCGAATACCATCCGCAGAGCAATCAAATTTTCAATGCAGTCGGGAGATATAGGTCTGGTGCTGAAGGAGTCAACCTTCGCTTTGGGCCGAAGCTCATCCTTAAGGAAGAATTCGTAGACAGTGGGGGAGACGTGACCCTCCCTCCACTTATCCATTATCTGTTCCACGGCCCGCCGAAGAAGCGGGTGAGGGGAACGAGCATCTGGGTCTCCGAAGAGGGTCTCGCGAGTGAAACCCAACTTCTTAAACCTGTACCCGACCGAGTTGTGCCTATCCATGGGTTTAAGAATAGCATTTCCGTATATCGCGTCTTCTATGGTACAGAGATGGTTAAGGGAAGTCTCGAATGTATCAGGCACAAAATCGTTGAAATCAGACATAGGGGGTGGGGGCGGAAGAACCACGGACTTCTGAAGCTTCTTCAGGGCATTCGCGACGGGGGAGTGCAACACTCCATCCACGCGCTCAGCCTTGAGCTTAGCTGGCAGACTATCCGTCTTAGGGAAGGGAAAGCCGTCCATGTCATAGTCAGTTGGAGAAATAGCCGAGGTGTCAGGCAGGTAGGAAGCCCTATTAGAGGGCAAGTACCCCACCACACACGCACCGGTCATACGCTGGCCGGCAAGGAGGCCCCCGAGCGGGGGTTCAAACACATGACGGCAGAAATGGGACACGTCGTCTCGGAGTATCATGACTCCGTAACCGACGTTTATGGATGATCTCCCGGCCATGTGGACTGCGACGATCTGATCGTCGCCGGTAACGTAAACTGTTCCACACATCCCGGGGAGAGCACGCACGCCAGTGAAACGCATGTCCACCTGGAAATCATCATACCCAGGGATGGATACGGTTTCTGGCTGGATCTGGCTGTGTTTAACGACGCGGTCGCGGGTGACGACCAAAGTGTCTTCCGCAGGGAGAATGTGGTGGACCACAGTATCCTCGTTGTAGGTCTTACCAAAGTGATGGAGAAACGAGGGGACGTTCATGTATGAGGGAAACTCAACAAGAAAAACGTCACCCCTGACCTCCTCAAATCGTTCTATTGCGGAGAGACGAGTCCAATATTTGACTGAACAGTCAATGCATATGAGAGGGTCGTCGACAGGGTCGTCGGACGCTAAGAGGGTGTGTCCCGGAACTAGAGCCACATTGCCGGCAATGAACAGACACCA